AGCCCAATAAGCCCTCAAAGAGCTGGCCTGCTTCTGCCTTGTCTCTAAACTTGGCGAAATACCTTTACGCGATGGCGGCCTAATACCTTTGGCGCTCAGAGTTAATGAAATAGCATGTTTTTGATCGTCCGTCAGCGGTTTGCAGCCCGTTCTTGGTTTTCCCTTAAAAAGACTGGAAAGTTTGCTTTTCACTTCGTCGGAATGTGTTTTTCCATAAAAAGGATTTTTCTCCCCAGTCATGCGCTCTGACATTTCGCGCCTGTTTTGTTTTGCCCCCTCCCGACTTGACAATGCAATTCTTTCTCCTTCCAATAGAAAAGCCTGATCTTCTGACAATCCGGTGGCGACAAGCCTTACTTCATACCCAGAGCCCATCCTTTCAATTTTGTTTACAATATTCCACCAATGAATATTTCTGCTTTTCCGCTGATAAGCCCGCGAGCCGCTACCCTTGCCAACATAAAAGCAAGTGTCTGTGTCCAACCTCCAATGCTCATAAACATAAAAAGTCACGGCTGCTCCAATTCCCCCTTCTTTAACAAGGCCTCTATGTCGTTAACAAAATTATCCAATCCTTCTCGCGCTGCAGCATCCTGATTTTTTGCCCTTATTTCGTATACTCTAACATAATCGTGCGGGGATTTTCCCCAACATTCAACGCGAAACCGCCCAAGGCCCTTGCCATGAGGCGGCGGCTCTTCGAGCGAGTCAACAATAGCACTTGCTAATATCATCTTGAATTTCCTACTATACTGGATAGAGCGGATCCTCCGCAGAGCCGCGATGCAGCATACTATCATTGAGCTCTGCGGTAAATTCCGCCCCGCGCACAAGCAGCCCGAGCTCCCGAAGATGGCGCAGCGCCATGCTAACCGTGTCGACAAGATCGTCATGCGCCGCCTTGGGGAACTGCTCGGCTTGCGTGATGACCATATCCGCCCATGACCGGTCTGGCGCGTAGATCAGCCCCTCTTCAAACAAGTGCTGAACACTGTAGAGACGCGCTAACTTGTCTTGCCCCTTGGGATCGATCAGCTGAACGCCAAAATCATCGGAACCATAAACGCGCCTGATCTCTTGCGCAACGCTGTGGCCAGCGGCCTTGTTTTCGATCAGCAGCTTGTCGACGCCGTAGTCCTGCATGGTCTCGCGCACGCGGTTGACGAGCTCGTGCAGTTCAAGCCGCTCCTGCCACGCGTAGATCATCATGACCTTCGGGTGCTCGGGCGAGTAGGTGCGGGCCATCATTGTCGGCGAGCCATCGACCGTAAGCGCCCGCGTGATCTGCGCCTTCATGTCGCCGCCCGTCCACACGCCCCACACGGTCATCGCCGACGGGTCGTTTTCCTGCTTCGTCGTGTAGGCGGTGTCGAGCGAGGCGATGATGAAATCAAACGGCGGGTAGCTTTCGCGCGAGTAGCGCTGCCACCACGACCGCTTGATGACGCCGCCGCCGCGAGGCGTCGGGGTCTGCTGCATCTGGCCGGCGAAGGCGTATTCGCCCATCACGCGGCGGTCGCGATCTACCACTTCTTCAGGGAAGCGCTCCGGGAAAAGAAGTTCGCCATCCGCCGTTCGCGGATCCTTGAAGCCAAGCAACGTTTCCTTCGCGGCTGCCGGATCGTAAAGCATAGGGAGGCAAATGTGATCGTAGCCCAAGTCGCGATCAAGAATAATTCCTGAGACATCTTCATGGTGGAGCCTTTGCATTACCGTGACGATGGCGCTCGACTTTGGGTTATTGAGGCGCGTCGGGACGGCTTCGAGGAACCATTCAATAGTCGAAGCGCGCATCTGATCTGACGCGGCGCCCTCAACACTATGCGGGTCGTCGATGATGACCCTATCGCCACGGGCGCCGGTAATAGATCCGGCGGCGACGGCCTCGCGGAAGCCGGTGGCGGTGGTTTCGAATTTAGTCTTGGCGTTCTGGTCGCCAACCAGCTTCACGCGGTCGCCCCACCGTTCCTGATACCACTCGGACATGATCAGGCGCCGCATCTTCATGCTGTCGCGGATGGCGAGGCTTTGACTGTGGGAGGCGCAGACATATCGCATGTGCGGCATGTTGCGCGGGCCCCACTCCCACGCCGGCCAGAACACGCCAACAGTGAGAGACTTCATTGTGCCGGGCGGCACGTTGATCAGTAGCCGGTTGTAATGCGTGCCGTCATTGAACTCTACGCCGTCGGTGATGGCTTCGAGGTGCTCGCAGATGAAGTCAATGTGCCAGCCGTGGATGTATGGCTGCCCGGGCTCAAGAACGCTCCACGCCTGACGGATGAACTCGGCGAGGCTTTCTTCGGCGTCGGCCCGGTCGAGCTCGAACTCTTGCCGGGCAAGATCTATGCTCGGGATGTCAAGCATATTCAGCTTCAGTGCGCCGTGTCGTCATGCCCGACCCACATTGTATAATGAGAATTGCGCGCCTTGGTGACGGCGTCCGCAACGCATCCGGTGAAAACGTTAAACGCCACCAGCGCGTCTGTCTCCGAGGGAAAGTTCGAACACAAAATGTGAGAGACCACGCAGGCGAGAACCTTCATCTGCTCCTCGCCGGGATCAATGCTATCCGAAATTACGTCCAGCGTATTCATGACTGTTTCATATATACGCTCGGCGTCCTGGCGGCACTTTGTATTCATATCGCTCATGTTTTCTTTTCCTCTTTGGCGGCATGAATAATTGCCCGCAGCGCGTCGCGTTGCTCCTGATCCAACTTACGCGCGTCAATCACCTGCGATTGAACCTGAAGCGGCGTTCCATTTGGGCCGCTCAATTCGGTCACCTGCTTGTCCGTGTAATCTTCTCTGAACCGCGACGCCACGCTCTTCAACCAGATTTGCGCGTTAAAGTTCTTGTTCCCGACGTTTTCCTGCGCCGCATTCTCCCACCACGTTTGCGCATGAGCCCGCGCGCGTGCGAGGGCGGTGCGGAAATCTTCGTGCTCCTCAGACCATCTATAGATCGACGCCTTATCTACGTCGAAGTGAGAAGCCATCTGGGCGATGCTTTTTCCCTCCTCGCCGAGTTTTATGATCTCCTCACAAAATTCAGGAGAATACTTTGTCGGGCGCCCAACCTTCGCTCTGTGAACCCTCTCTGGCTTGGGGGGCTTTGCGCCCCCCAATATGTCCTGATCAGAAATCTTCGTCTTCATTTTCGCTCTCATCAGCCGCTAAAGCCGCCGGGGGAGATATGGTATTTGTGTAGCCCTTCACCGCAGCATTGCCCAGCGGCGTCCCGGCAAGCATACCCAGCGCATCCATGTAAACGGACAGGAGCGCCTGCTCCTCGGCCCGCTTCGTGGCGTCCTTACGCCGCAAGGCGAGAACCTGCTTGATGATCTTCGGGTCGAACCCGGATCCCTTGGCCTCCGCGAAGATTTCCTTAACGCCCTCCGCGATGGTGGCTTTTTCCTCTTCGAGCTTCTCGATCCGCTCGACTATGCTTCTAAGCTGGTTGTTCGATGACATCCATGACCCCTAGATATTCTGCTGCGATCATTGCCAAAAACTCCGCCTGCAACAAACAAAAATCGCACCCGGTTGAGCACGGCTCGCCGGGGTCCTTCGGAACCAGCCTGCCGCATCCATCCTGATCCCGATCTATGCCAACGCCAAAGGCGCATATCCCGGCAGCGAGGACATCAATTAGACCCTTATCCATTGTCAAGCGCCTCAAGCCCATAAAGGTCAACATGATGCGCGCAAAAGAGCAGAAATGCAATTTTGCGGTTGACAGGCCTCAATCGGCCCCCTTAGTATAAAACTTCCTCAAATGGGGGGTGTTCAATGAAGCTGATCGACTTCATGAAATCATGTGTGAAGTTTTACGGGCAGGGCTATCAGGTCGTCGGGAATGGAGATGTTGTCGTGATCTTCGGCCTCCGGGGCAAGGTCGTCATAAAATACGGAGAAATATACAACTGGAGCTTCAGTAGGCTGAAAGAGGAAGTCAGGGCGCTTAAACCATTAAAATCTATAGAAGGGGATAAGGATGGAACAGGAAACGGAGAGGCGCGATCCGACGCCGGAGGAGATAGAGGCGATACTGCCTCCGATGGAGCCGGAGGAGGATCTGCAAGCGTTGATGCTCTTCCAGCGGAAGCATGTGAGGGCAAACATTCTGAGGCGGGTTAAATTTCTGGCGGCAAAACTTGAGGAGGACCCAGACAACTACCAGACAGCAAACGAGCTATACGATTGGCTCGGTTCATACGTGCAGCATCAAATACAGATAGACCCAAAATTCGGAGAAAAATCCAATGAGCATCTCGACAGCAGAGACGTATCTGAACAAGGCCGGCAGCAATAAAGAAACGATCTCTATCTACTATCAAAACAAACCGGATCCAGTTTTTGCGAGGCAGATAAGGGACCACTCGAAGCGGCTGAAGGAGGATCCCGCGTATCGGGACTACCTCCGGCAGAAGACCATCTTCGGGCAGTCGCGCCGGAGGTCAAAGGAGAAAGGCGTCACGCTGCCGGCAGTAAAGTGGCTGGAGCGCCCCGACATCCCTCATTCCTCTTGACAGGTAGAAGTTACTTCCTGTATTCAAAAGGGGCGTCCTCGCGGCGCCCCTGATTTTATGGAGAGCATCATGACATTCAAAGCATCCCCGCAGCAGGCCGCGTTT